TGTATATGTTGATGCCATATTAAGCTGCTTCTCCTGTTACGTCGTTATAGCTTGTATTTGAGCCAGTTGCAACATCCGAATAAGAAGTATTCGAACCCGTTGAAATATCACTATACGACGTGTTACTGCCCGTGTCAATATTAGCTAAAGCAGTAACATTTACTGCTCCTACACTAACTGTAGCTGATTGTCCAGTTAATCCCATAACTTGGTCTTTTGGATCTAATGTTCCCACAGATGCTGTAGCAGAAACACCAGTTAATCCCATTACGTCAGCTATTGTTAAACTACCCACAGAGCCAGTTGAAGCCTGACCTGTTAAAGTTACAACCGAAGAACCTAATCCCACCAAAGTTCCTAATTGTGATTCTATATTTAAACCTGTTAAAAGTGCTGCATCATTAGGCACAACCACAGATCCTTGTCCTGATGTAATTGGTAATCCTGTTAAATCAGCTTCGTGCGAAGTTACACCCGCTGCTGTCCCTTGTGCTGAAGTTATTGCTAATCCCGTTGGTGATACATCTTCGTTTGGTGCAACTGCTGTTCCTTGAGCAACAGTAGACTCTTGTCCTGTTAATCCCATAATTTGGTCTGCAGGATCTATTACACCTGTTGCTGCTGTTGAAGATAATCCAGACACAGCAAAAGATACATTGATAACATTTGTAATTGAATTGACGGATGATTGAAAAGATACTCCACCAACCTCTACTGTTTTTGGTATAACAGGTGAAATAGAACCAGTTGATGATGTAGAAGAAACTCCTGTTGGCTCTACTAAAGCATTTGCTAAAATTCCCACTGCACCAATATTAGAAGTTGCAGCTATACCTGTTAGTGAAACTGTTTCGTCAGCTAAATTTCCCCACTCACCATCGTTCCATGCTTTTGCACCCCAACCAGTTGCAAGTAAAGCATCACGGTTCCAATACGCTTGGCCCCAGGTGAATCGACCCCATCCTGAAGAAACCGACATAGTGGTCCTCCTATGCTAATCTTATGATTGCGTTTGTTGCGTCTGCTGTAGGAAATTGAATTGTGAAAGTTCCATTGGTTGCTGTTTTGTCAGAACCAAAAGCGATTGCACAAACAGCTGCGTTTGATGCAGATGAATTATAAATTAATGCACCGTTAGCTGTGAAAGAAGCTGATGAAAAACTTACATCAGAAAAATCACAAACTGCAGTTGTGCTTGAAGCAACTGGAGTTACGCTTGTTAACGTAGCACCACCAGAAGTGTATGCTGTTCCAGATGTGTTTGTAATTTCTTCTGAAGTTGAAAATGCAGTCGTTGATGCACCTAATGTTGCATCACTATCATACAGAGCAATTTTAAATGTGTTACCAGTTGTTGCTGTAAAATTGTGTGTGCCTTTTAAAAGTTCTACTTTAAAACTTGTACAAATTGCTGATGTAATTGCCATTTTTTATCTCCTATGGGTTCGCTGAGTTTATTGGTATTCTGACCGCACCATCTGTGTAGTCGTCTCTTCTTCGTCTTCCAACTTGCTCGTTAGCAAACTTCTGTACTTCCGTTCTATACTTTTGCTCGTATAATGTCAACATATCTGCTGGGCCTTTCAAGAAGCCATAAACCTCCGCCAGACAGCAATATAATAAGCCATTAGGGAAGTTTAAGCTAATATAGTTGGTATCGTTATTCTCTAAAAGAGCTGGGGCTACGTTATAGTGCACTCGAAATTTATAATTAGTATTAGGGGTAGGAGCCAAGAAGATACGCCCTGAATTAGTGTCAGCTTCACCTGTAGCACCACCAAACATGGCATAGTATTTTGGTTTACCCTGTGCTGCTGATGTACCTGTAATCGGTTGATACTCTTGAAGGTATGTTACATCTTTTTTCTCTAACCAAGTATTAGATCCAGTCAACACGGCACTTGAATCATAGACTTGTATACCTCTAATAAATACAGCTCCTGCTGGAGCATTAATTGTTTCTTGTCCTGGAACTAAATTACCTGATTGTTGTTTTCTATCTGCATCAATAGGCACATCTCTGAAAATTCTATACTGTGCATTTAGGATAATATTTTCTAAAACAGAATCAGACAATACATTAGAGTCAACTTCTGTATAACTTCTAATTTGTGTTTTTAATCCTGATGCACTTAATCCTGCCATTATGCTACTATAGTGACCGGTCCTGCAGACGCAAGGCCACCTCCTCCTGTTCCCGAAAACGAGGCATTAGTGCCTGCTCCGAATGTATAATTATTATCATCAACTTTAGTAATTGTAAATCCTGATGCACTAGAAATAGTTGTTGCAGCTATGCCTCCAACAGATTCTACATCTCTAAACCTAACAGTATCACTAGTAGATCTACCATGATTAGGTTCGTTAACTGTTATCGTTGCTGATCCGTTTGTGGATGTAAAAGCATTTAAAGGCAAGATTCTAGGAACAGCTGTTTCTGTTCTAGCTGGTCTTACATTACGTAAAGATATTGCATCACCATTCATGGGTTTTGGTTCTAATTGTGGCTGCTTTGGTTCAAACTCTGATATGTGCACAAACGATCCATTCCATTCTCTAACCATTTCATTGTATGGAAATTCCATACCTGATCTATCTGATATTGCTTTTGAGTATTTACCTGTTGCGTATTTTGCCATTATTGACTTGGGTAATATGCTTTAGGAGTAATATAAGTACTCGAAGCTGACCCATCCTCCGCTAGTGCTCTAGCAAACTCATCTTCATAAGCTAGTTTCATTGGTTGAATTAATTGTGGTTGATATTTTTGTGCTAAATAATATGCAAGTCCAGACACCATACAAGGAACAAATCTGAATGGAACGTCTGCTGCATTTGTATAATCACCTATGTCTTGTATTCTTTTAATGTAATAAAAATGCATATCTTTAGATGCATTTGTTGAGTCTGGCGTAGGGTAAACGTGTATTCTAACTTTATCTATAAATCTCTCTACCCAGTATTGATTAGGTGTTCCTTTAGATAATTTGTTTGAAAACGCTGCATAAGTAGATCTATCTACTTTTGTCATTGGTGAATCTGATTGTGTAGTCTGTGTTCTATTAGATCTTAATTGTGCTTCTAAAACATCAGACATTCCAAATACGCTAGCTGGAGTAGATGTTGCACTTGTGCCATCGTCAGATGATCTAAAAAAATCGTATTCTGCTTGCCCTTCTATTAAATCTAAATCAAGTTCGTCTATTTCCCAATAGTGAATACCCCTGTTTCCCCACTCTTGAAACAAAATATTGAGAGATCTTCTTGCTGATTTTAATTGGTAACCAGCGACATTCTGTAGTCCAATACGTTCAAAAGACTCTTCTATTATTTCATCAATAGCAAAAGTTTTGTCGAACGTAGTTGTTCCCGAAGTAGTATTAGCCATTTACTACGCTCCTGTAATTGTCATGGTAACACTTCCGTCTGTTCCAGATGTTTGTGTTAAAGTTGCACAAACTCCGTTTTCAAACAAAATACCAGAACCAGGAATCATAATATCTAAACCTTCTGTTTCAAATTTATAAGTAGCTTTTAAATTACCAGATGCTGCGGCTCCTGTAGTTGCTGCGTCATGTAATAATAAAACCGAACCGGCCTCACCTCTTCCTTGAATTGATGTGACTCTTGTTCTAGCTGCTCTTAAAACAGATATAGCTCCAGTAGTTTTATTAAGTGTTGTTTGATCTGAATCCATATTTTCTCCTATTAATAGCGTGGAGCCGAAGCTCCACACTAATTATTTATTAACTTACCGCTGCACTAAAAGGTGTGGCTGCATCACCAGTTCCACCAGTGTTTACTTGAACACCCCATCTATTTGCACCGATTGCTTTACAAGTTATGATTGATCCAGCTAATCCTCCAGTCGTACTACCGTTTAAAGTAATAGTGTCAGACGTAGCTGCGGTCATAAAACCTTCAGCATTATCGTTTGTATCTGTGTCAACAATAACTGCGTTACCAGTCATCGTGTCACTAGCGTTAGCAACTTGTAATATGAAGCTGCCTGTTTTAGTTGTTCCAATGTATATTTCAAAAGAAGCACCTAAATTGTTCGCTGAGTTTGGATCGTTACCTGGACCCGCAACACCTGAGTCAGATGATGAGTTAATCGCAGGTAAAGTCAAAGTAGCTGCACCAGCAACGTTGTGGTACAACA